CGATTCATCATTGCGCATGGCGAAAGCGTCGAACGCGCGATGCGCCGGGCAACGCGCGAATTCGGGCTGAATTTTTTCGAGAATGTCGAGGGTGATTGCGTGCTCGAAAAGAAGGGCGGCAACGAAGGGCAAGGCCAAGCGCTCATCCTGGGCGGCCGCAATTTTTATGAGTGGTCGGTCAAGCGCGACATGGCCACGCGCATGAGCAAGATCGAAACGAAAACGTATCACCTCGAAGATGACGACTTCTATGGCAAGGACGCTCAGCAAAGCGGCAAATCCGAAGATAAGTCCGTAAAGGGAAAGCGCGAAAGGGCGGTGCCGGTCGATGGCGATCACGACCAACAGACGTCGAACAAACGCGCCGTCACCGAATCGCGGCGGCGGTCGGCCTCTGGCATCAATGTCACGCTGAAAATGTCGACGTGGTCGGATGACAGCGGCCAACTTTGGCAAGTCGGCAAGCTGCACCCGGTGAAAATCCCGGTGGATCAAATCAATGACACGCTGATGATTATGCGCGTGCAATTCGATTTGACGCCAACCGAACGCACGGCAACCATCACGCTGGTCAACCGTGACACATTCAACGACAGCGACAGCGGCGGCGGCGGCGGCGGTCAAGATTTGTCGCGCGAACCGGATATTCCGAGCATCACCAGCCCCGATATTCAGGGCGGCGTGTGGCCGGAATTGCCGCCGCAACCGCAACAATGAGGCTAAAGGCGCCGTGGGCACCGACAATTGGAACCACCTCAAGCACCTGCACCACAAGGTGCGCAACATGGTGGCGCGCGGCTATCTGCTCAAAACCTACTACGACAAAAAATTGTTGCAGGCGCGCGTGAAAACCGGCGTGCGTGTCGAGAATGACCGGCTCGACTGGCTCAATCCCGTCGGCTTCCTGGGCCGCGTCAAGCCCGATCCGCACGTCGAAATTTTCACTATGGACATCAACGCCGACACGTCGCGCCGCGTGGTGCTTGCCGTCATCGGCGACCGTGCGACTCATCCGAAAATCTCAGAAGGCGAGTCGATTCTCTACTCGCCCGGTGACCCAAAAAAATATGTGCGCGTGTACAAAAAGCAGCAACAACAGGGCGGTGGCGGTGGCGGCGGCGGCGGGGGCAACGGCAGCGGCGGCGGCGGCGGCGAAGAGAAGGAAAGCAAAGAGGGCATTCACACCGATGCCGACGACCTGCCCATCACGTCGAACACCAAAGACACGTTCCAGGGCAACGCCGACAAGGGGCAGGGTTTCACCACCAAGGCAAATTTCGACATCAAGGCCGATCAGAACACGCAATTCCAGGCGGCGAAGCACGTTCGCATCGGCCCCACCTATCGCGAAGGCGATACATACACCAACGGGGTCGAGCACGCCTTTGACCATGTGGCCGGCGGCGGGGCGAGCATATCGCCGACCACAGCGGCATCGGCGGCAGCGGCGACGGCGGCCGCGGCCGCCCCGCGCGCGGGCGAAACCGGGCGCCCGGATGGTTCGCAGACGTGGGGCGCAAGCGGGAAGCCGGGCAACGTGTCGCTGCTCGACATCGGCGCGCGGGTGGCGGCGCTCGAAGAAGGCGGCGGCGGCGGCACACCGGGACCGCCGGGACCGCCCGGGCCGCAGGGGCCGGTAGGGCCGCCCGGCCCGCAGGGATTGCCCGGCCCGGAAGGGCCGAAGGGCGACACGGGCGCCACTGGCGCGCAGGGGCCAACCGGCGCCACCGGCGCGCAGGGGCCGACGGGCGCGACCGGGGCACAAGGCCCGCCGGGCGCCACCGGGGCGCAAGGCGCCACGGGGCCGGCGGGGCCGCAAGGGCCGGAAGGGCAGCAGGGCGAGCAGGGCGCGGCCGGCACCGGCATCACGATGCAGGGTTCGGTGCCCACCGAAGCCGATCTGCCGGCGACGGCGACGCAGGGCGACGCCTACATCGTGCAGGAAGATGACTCGCTGTGGATTTACGACGGCACGGCATGGGTTTCCGGCGGCTCGATTCAGGGGCCGCCGGGCGCACAAGGTCCGCAAGGCCCGCAAGGCGATACCGGGCCGCAGGGATCGACAGGCGCGCAAGGGCCGCAAGGAGTGCCGGGGGCGCCCGGGGCGCCGGGGGCACAAGGCCCGCAGGGCGAGCAGGGGGCGCAGGGGGCGCAAGGGCCGAAGGGCGATACGGGCGCCACCGGCCCGCAGGGGCCGGAAGGCCCGGCCGGGTTTGCCGGGCGACTCACCCGTGTGAGCGCAACGCAAATCAGATTCGCGCCGTACAATGGCGACCGCGTGCGCATCAGCGGCGTGTGGTACGCGATTCCGGCGGCCGGTATCACGGCGAACAACACCGGGGTAAACGTCAACGGCACCGCCGGCCAGAATCTCGCGGCCAATACGGTCTATCTCGTTGGGCTGTGGATTACTGCCGGCGTGCCGACGCCGATCTTCCTTTCCGGCATCACACATCAAGCCTCGCAAGTAGCCGGCAACGTCGGCACGGAGGTTTCAACTGGCAACGATGCTATTTCAGTCATTGGACTTGTTCGCACCGATGGAAGCGCGCAATTTCTTGACAACGCAACAAATCGGTTGGTGCTGTCGTGGTTCAATCGCCGCAACCTTGCGCTGCAAGGGGCGGGCACTGCCGGAGCCACGATCACCGCGACCGGGGGATATGTGGAAGTAACGACGGCCGCGCGCATCCAGTTTTTGACCTGGGGCGAGGAAAGCGTGGCGCTCGCACTCGGCGGTTTTTCACATCAATCGGCGGCGGGCAACAGCAACTTCGCCACCATCACCGTGGCAGGGGCCAACGGGCCGCAAGCGGCTTTTACGGCGGCCGGGGCAACCCAATTTGGCGCTCACGCGGTGCCGTGGAATGTTACGATAAGCGAGGGATATCAACTCGCCACGCCAGTCGCTTTCGTAAACGCCGGCACCGGCACGTTTAACCTTTTCGTTTCGGGCATGGTGCGGGGTTGATGTGATGCAATTTGACTTTCGCCGGCTTCGTGTTTTCAGATAGCGCGCGGGAGGGTTGACCGATGGCGACCGCGATTGATCCATGCGCACCGGACCCCGGCCGCTGCCGCACGACGCTTTATCCGCTGTCGCGGCCCGGCATTTCGTCGCGCCGCATCCCGCTTTGCCATGACGATTATTGCGGGCTGCTCGCGTGCGGTTCACCCAACTGGCACGTGACACGCGCCGGCACGCTTGACCGCTCGCATTGGGTCGAAGGATGGATCGCACAGCAGCTTTTCACCCGCGGCGAGGTCAGTTGCGAAGAGCACCCGCTGCGCCAGCGGGCCGGCGGGTGGTGGGCCGACGGTTTCCGTACCGAACGTTTCCGCAGCGGGTCGAAGCTGTGGGCGCTGCAATGGGAACGCGTCACCAATGAAACGCTGGTGAAGGCGAAGAATTACGCGCTCGAAGCGCTGCAATATCTGCTGGCCTGGGGCATCGTCGGCAAGCTCACGGTTGATTCTTTCTATATCAGCCGCACGGTGATGCAGTTGCGCATCATGCTGACGATTCCGGGCGCCGCACCGGCCACGCAACCGGTCACCACCACCTTGATGTTTCAGGGCGAGGTGTTGCCGTCGCGCGGTTGGCTGTGGAAGGAATACAAGCCGGCATAGGGAAAGCCCATGGCACTCATCACCTCGATTGATTGCGTGCTGCCGCGCCCCGACATCGCGACGCTGCATGAGCAAACCAGTGCCGAATTGAGCAAGCGGCTGTTAGGCGGCGCCCCGGTGCTGCCGATGTCGGCTGAAGATATCCTTGCCTTTGTCATGGCCGGCACCGCGAATTTGATGCACGGATTCGTGACGCAGGCGTTGAAGGAAAATGACCCGGCAACGATGTGCTGCGACAATCTCGTCGTGTACGGCGCGCGGCGCGGCATCGACTTGCGCGCGGCGACGCGAGCAAAAGGCTATGTCGCCATCACCGGCATTCCCAATGCCGCGATTTCCGCAACCATCCGCTTCGTCGGCGAGTCAAGTCGCGAATACAAGCTGGATCCCGGCGTCACGTTCAATCCCACGGCGCTCGATGACAACGGCGGGGCCGTGCTGCGCGTCGTCGCCGCGCTGGGCGGCAGCGCTTACGACTTGCCGGCCGGTGCGCCGCTCGTCGTTTCCACCACGTTCCCGGGGATCGATCTCAACGCCACCGTCGTCGGCAGCGGCATCAACGGCGGGTCGAATGATGAAACCTGCGAGCAGTTGCGCGTGCGCATCGTCGATTTTGAAGCGTCGGGCGTCATCACCACCAACGGCGCATGGTATCTGCAACAGGCACAGCGTTTCCCCGGCGTGACGCGCGTGTGCTTCGACGAATGTGAAGGATGTTGCGACCCGACACATATCGTCATGTATCCATTCTTCGAGGGCGTGTATGGTGATGCCGTCACGGCGCCTTACGGCGTGCCGCCGGGCGACGTTTTGTGCGAAATGACCGAATGGATGTTTGGCATCAATCAGGGACATGGCGAGGGCATCGCGCCCTATGGCATCAGCGGCCAATTTGCGGCGGCGATGCCCACCTTTGTCACGGTGAAAGCCTATTGCTTCCGCGGCTGCCCAGCCGGTGCCGACGAGCGCATCTTGAACGCGCTGCGCACGCTGGTGCACGCGACGACATGCGTGGGCTCGAAAGTGTGCAAAGAGCAATTGCGCGCAGCGGCCTATGCGGCGGTTGGGCCGGATGCATGTTTCTCAACCGTGCAGCTTGAATTTGACAACACGCTGTACCGCGAAGATGCAGCCTATGCGTATCTTGGATGCCAGCATTTCTTGGTAGTCAATGACGTGCAACTGATCCCGACCTACACATGACCAGCGGCCCCGACGAGCCAGCAATTCAATGCTACACGCCCGACACCTGTTGCGGGCCGTCGCCGTGCGCCATCGACGAAGATGAATTTATCTGCCAGATCCGCACGCTCTTGCCCGAGGGCGATCCGTGGAACACGACGCGCCGGGCGACCGCCGTGCCGCCGGTCAATCAGGGCGCCATCACCGTCGGCTGCGCTTCGGTTGGCTGCGAGCAACTGGTTTTCGGCGGGTGCTGCACCGACGTCATCCATTGCGAAGATGACCCGGTGGCGCCGCAATTGGCGGTGGTCGATTCGTTTTCCGCCGTGGCGCACGGCGCCGTGGTGGCGCTGTGCCGGATGCTGCGCGAGCTTGACCCATGCACCGCCCAGCAAACCATTCACTATTGGGCCGACCGCTTCGGCATCGGGCGCCCCGATCCGTGCGGGCCGCCGTTTAGCGACAAGGTGCTTGCCATCCTGATTTGCCTGTTTCTGCGGATCCCGCACATGGTCATCAACGACGCCTTTTTGCGCGAGTTGGCGGCCGCGTTCGGCGTCGGTTACGTGGTGCGCGATGCCGGCGCCTTCAACTGCCCGCCGGAAGGCGGCGAAGGATGGTGGACAATGGCGCGCGACCGCGCCATGTGCCCGGAAACGGTATTCTGCCCCGATGAGCCCTTCGACGGCGGCGGCCGGCTGATGCGCATGGTGCCGTGCAACCCGACGCCGCCGCTGTCGCTTAATTTCGTGCTGTGGCCAGCCGATATCACGCTGCCGCCCAACTGCAACTTTCCCCCGATTCCACCGACCCGGCCGCACGATCCCGAGCTTTACGAAGTCTTCAAATGGTTGCTGCCGAAGATCCTGCCGCAGAACATTTTCGCCTGCGTTTACGAGCGCGACCCGGCTAACTGCATCCTCTAGCCTTTTCCCGCCGTACCGCTTCCGGTATGCTGCCCCCGCCCGCAGGGGGCAAGGGGATTGCCATGGCCGCGATCTTTCCCCCATCCGACAAAGGGGGCGTGCCGCCCGGCCCGAACGTCTGCAACGGCTACACGCCGGAGCGCGGAGTCAGTGGCGAAGGGCCGCTTTACGTGGCCAACGACTGCACCACGGTTCTCACCGATTGCCAGTTAAACGCCGTAACATCGGAAATCCTCGCCGCGGTTGACCGGCTGGGATTCATCTACGACTCGACCCGAATCACCAATCTTGCCGATGCGCTTTCCAGCCTGTTCAACAGCCTGAGCACCGGCAAATTGAACATCAGCGGCGGCACCATGACCGGCCCGCTGATTCTGTCGGGCGATCCGACGGCACCGCTGGGCGCGGTGACCAAGCAATATGCCGATGCCATCAGCATCGACATTGACGCCGACTTGGCGGCGAAGGTGAGCAGAAGCGGCGATACCATGACCGGGCCGCTCACCTTGTCGGGGCCGCCGACGGCGGCAAACCATGCGGCGACGCGCGCCTATGTCGATGCCGGCGATGCCACGACGCAAGGGCTGCTTGCCGGCAAGCTCGACATCAGCGGCGGCACCATGACCGGGATGCTGACCCTCGCCGGGCCGCCGGTCGCACCGAATGACGCGGCAACAAGGTCATACGTCGATCAGATGGCCGGCGCGGCAACGGGAATCTTTTTGCCGTTGGCAGGCGGCGCGATGACCGGGCCGTTGACGCTGGCAGGACCGCCGACGGCGCCGCTCAATCCCGTAACGCTGCAATATTTCAATGACCAGATGAGCGCAGCGGGCTTGTATCCCGACGCGCCCAACGATGGCTTTGCTTACGGTCGCATGTCGCAGGCGTGGCAACGGGTCGTGCGGCTCGACGGTGGTGCCGCGATGACCGGGCCGCTCACCTTGCCGGGCGATCCGACCGCCGCACTTCATGCCGCGCCGAAACAATATGTCGATGCGCAAGTGACAGGCACCATTGCCGGCAAGCTCAATATCAGCGGCGGGACTATGACCGGGCCGCTTGTGCTCGCCGGCAATCCCGGCGCCGCGCTGGAAGCGGCGCCGCGGCAATACGTCGATACGCGATTAATAAAAACCGGCGACACAATGACCGGCGTTCTCAACATAAACGTCACGCCGAATTCGGCGACGTTTGCGTGGAACGTCAACGCCGGCTTGGCTTCAGTCAGGGGCGACGGCACTGCGCAATTCAGCACATCGATCACCATCAAGGCCACCGCCGGAAATCCGGATCCCCGTGTTTCCTTCAACAACGCCGCCGGCACCATGATGGCGGATATCTATTTTGCCCAGACTCTCGGTCAACTGACGTTGCGTTCAGGAATATATGCGGCATGGCTGGACAACCTGGGCAATTTGCAAGTTCCCGGCGCCGCACACAAACCGGGCGGCGGCCCGTGGTCCGATGTCTCCGACGCGCGCATCAAGGACCGCGTTGCCGATTATCCCGCCGGACTCGACGCAATCCGCGCGCTGCGACCGGTGCGCTATCACTACCTGCCGGCAAGCGGGCGCGATAGCGAGCGCGAACATATCGGTCTTATCGCGCAGGAAGCCGAAGCGGCGATGCCGGAAACCGTGACGCAAGCCGCGCATTCGATTGGTGATCTGCAATTCGATGACATGCGCGTGCTCGACACCGGCCCCATCACGTTTGCGCTCATCAACGCCGTCAGGGAATTGGCCGCGGCCAATGACGAATTGCGCGCGCGCCTCGACGCGCTCGAACGGAAAGGAAAACGCTAATGCCCACCACCCGCGTCATCGACCTGAGCCACCACAACACGGTGCCGTCATCGTTGCAGCCGGCGAAGGATGCCGGCGTGTGGGGTATCATTCACAAGCTCACCGAGGGCACCGGCTTCACCGACGACAAGGTGCAGGCGCGCTATTTTCTCGCCGGGCAAGCCGGCATGTTGTGGGGCGTCTATCACTTCATCCGGCCGGGCAAGATCGAGCAACAGGCGGAATATTTCGTCAGCCAAGCCAACGCGCTCGAAGTGGCCGACGACGACACGCTATATGTGCTTGACTATGAAGATACCGGCGTCAGCCTCGACGATGCGCTGACGTTCATGCGCAAGGTGGAAGATTTAACCGGTCACATACCGGTGCTCTACAGCGGGCACGTGCTCAAAGAGGCGTTGAACGGCAAGCCCAACGCGGAAATTTCCGACTATCGCTTGTGGCTGGCGCAATATTCGTCGGCGCCAACCATGCCGCCCGGCTTCGATGATTATTGGCTGTGGCAATTCTCGGAAAGCGGCAGCGTGCCCGGCATCAGCCCGCCGGTCGATGTCAATGCCTACGACGGCGACGAGGCCGCGCTGCGCGATGAATGGTCGGGCTCAGGTGCGCCCGCGCCCACGCCTGAGCCCGAAGAGTTGGTTGTCACCATCACCGTCACGGTCGCGGCACCGCCCAACGTCACGGTGGTGGTGAACACCGAGGAAGCAACGTCGTGAATAACGGCCCCGTCACCGAGGGCGTGCGTGGATTCTTCGATGCGCTGAAAGCGCAACCGTTATCGCTGGCGCTTGTGGTGATGAATCTCGGGCTGCTTGGGTTTCTCTATTACACAGGCGTCGAAGCATCGAGGGAACGCGCAAACGAAATGGCGTTGATGTATCAAAACCGCCTCGACGTGGCGAAGCTGCTGGCGAGTTGCTACCCGGCAACCCCGCAGAAGGAAACACCGCAATGACCGATGACCGCCCGCAAACCACTGTCCAAGTGGTTGGCCGTGTTGCCGAAGATGTGGTGAGCGGCTTCAAGGGCCAGCCGCTTATGCTCGCGATTGTCGTGCTCAATGTGATTGGCATCATCGCCGCGCTCTACTTTTTGAATCTGCTCGCGCAAAACAACTCGATGCACCTCAAACAACTGATGGAGCAAACGGCGCAACATTTCGAGGCGGTGGTGAAATTGTGCACGGTCGTGCCTGGACAATACCGCTTGCAGAATGATCCACCACCGAGCGGGCACCAGTGACGGAGCAATCTGATGGGCGGAATTTTCCCGAATGCACCCGACGGCGGCTTGCCGCCCAACCCGGCGAGCCCCAACAATCCGGCGGCGGCATTTGATCCGACATTCGATCCGGTCAACACGGCTGCGCTGTACTACGGCAACGGCTGCGATGTGCGGCTGCGCCCGGAGGTGATGAATTCCATCATCAGCAACATCGCCGCCGTGGTCGATGGCGGCGAAGTCCATTACGACACCGGCCGGCTCACCAACCTGTTGCTTGGTACGCAATACCTCATCCAGCGCGGTTTGATGAGCGGGTGCGATCTCCTGGGCGGACCGGCAGCCTACACCGGCACGTTGGATCCGCCGGCCACGCGCTACAACGATTTCATGACGCTGCGGGTGGTGCCGCTCGTCACCAACACCGGGCCGGTTACGGTCAATTTCAACGGCGTCGGGAATGCGCCGCTGTTGCGCAACGACGGGTTGGAGTTGCGCGCGGAAGATTTGCTGAAGGACATCCCGGCCATCATCGTCGCGCGTGGCGGCAAGTTTTACTTCCCCTATTTGGTGCGCTCACAGGTGCCGTTGCTGCCAGTCGGCGCCATTGATGGATGGGTGCGCACCGACGGCAATGATGCCACGGGCGACGGCACGGCGAATACGCCGCAAAAGGCGTTTCGCACCATCAATCGCGCCTTTCAGGTGATCGGCTCGAAGTATCTGCAAAGCCCGCTATTCGTCATGAATATTCGGCTGGGAATCCCCGGCACCTATGAGGCGTTTACGTTCGGCACGTTCGGCGGCAATGTCAATCTCATCGGTGACGTGAACAATCCGAGCCAATATCGAATTGCCGGCACGACCACCGGCACCGCGCGCACCTGTGGCTCAATCGGGCGCACCACCGCATATATCCAGGGCGTTACCTTCGTGATGGATTCGGCAACGCCCATTGTTCATTGGTCGTTGGCCGTTGTCTCCGGGGGGAGTTGCGATATTGATCGGTGCCGCTTCGAGGTGACGACCGGCAACACCACGGCAACGTTTATGGTGGTGGCATCTAACGGGATGCTGACATTACGAGGTGCCACCGTCATCGACGGGGCTGGCGCCACATTTCAGGCCCTCGTCTATTGCCAAAGCGGCGGCAACTTTGCTGGCGGTGCAGCCGGATCGACTCTATTGGTTCAAAATACGACGTGCTCGCACGCAAATTTTGATATCGAAATGCTGAGTCAGTTTTCTTATGTCGGCCTCGTCGTCACCGCCATAAACACGCGGGGCATTAAATACGCCGTCGGCGGCAATTCGGTCGCGGCGTTCGGCACACAACCGATACCCGGCGATCTGCCGGGCGTCGTCACCAGTGGCGGGCAAATCATATGACGGAGAGTCGGGCAAATGGCAGAAGATGAAGCCCTGGCGCGTGCAATCGACTTTGCCGCGTTCACACGACAGGTGTTGTCAGGACAACAGCCGTCGCCACAGGAGTTAGCGGCAGCGCAACGTGAGCAGGCGCAAAAGCGGGAGGGCAAGCCATGATTGAGTTGGCCATTTCGATTCTGTGGCTGGCGCTGGGCATCATCGTGTTGTTGGGCGTCGTATGGCTGGTGCTATATGGCATTAAAATTTTTACGCCCATCCCGCCGCGCATCGAGCAACTTGTGTGGATCGTCGTGCTGATCCTCATCCTGATTGCGGTGCTGTCGCTGCTTGCCGGCCATGGGGGCTCTCTTCGGCCCCCTGCGCTTCTCCGGTGAGTCGCGCGTCGCGCCACTGCCGCCCTATCCACCGCCGCCGCCGCCGATCTGCAACGGCTGTTGAGACAGGGGAAAAGCCATGGCCAAGCTGCCATTATCGCGGACGCAAGTGCTGAAGGGCACGCGTTGGCTGATGGGAAATTTTGCCGACGACATCGCCATGGTGGTCGCCGGCAAGCCATACGGCGCGGAAATTCTGTGCGCCATCGCGTGCAAGGAAACCGGTTTCATCTGGATTTCGCGCAGCGACGACATGCCGGCGGAAGCGCTGTTGCCGCTGTTGATTGGCGATGCGAGCGGCGATGTCCCGGGGCATGGGCGCAAAGCGTTTCCGCGCAACACCGCAGCATTCCGCGTCGCCTATGGCGACCTGTTCGCCGACAAGCTCATCGCTGAAACCAACAAGGCGCGCGCGCTGCGCGGGCTGTCAGCGTCGAAAATCATTTACAAGGGATACGGCATTTTTCAATACGACTTGCAGCACGTGCAAACCGACCGGGAATTCTTCGAGCAACGCATGTGGCATCGCATCGGGCCGTGCCTGGAACGCGCGACGCGCGAGCTTGATCGCACTTTCAGGGCGGCCGGGGGCGATACCCGCGACGCGGTGCGCCGTTACAACGGCACCGGCACAGCGGCGCAAACCTATGCCACGCACGTCATGGCGTTCGCCGACATCGCGCGGCCGGTCGTCGCCTAATGTTGCTGCTTGCGGGCTTTCTCTAGTTCCGCCAACAGCCGCTCAATAGCGTCGGCCGCGCGGCCGCACACTGCCGAATGAAGCGGAAAACTGCGTTCATGTTCCCGCAATTCGGCCACAAGATCGGTTAGCTCGTCATTCATCATGTTCAAACCTCCGATGATCCATAGCATCTAGCGGCCGAAGCGCGTGCGCACACGCGCGGCGAGTTCCCGCATCAGGGCTTTGCTGACGAAGCGAATCGAGTGCAGACGCTCACGCTCGCGCGCGGCTTCGGCCTCAACCGCGGCCACCTTCGTGTCGCAGTCGCGCTGTGCGGCGTGGGCTTGTGCTAACGCGCGTCCCGCCTCTTGACGCAAGTCGTCAATCATCACCAAGGCATTCACGATCTCAGGGATATTGCGGGGTTGCGGTGGTCGCCGCACCAGCAGCCGGATCGCCTCGCCGACATCGAACCGCGGCGCCAGCACGGTACGAAAATGTTCGGCAATGTCCACGGCGCAATCCATGAGCCCGTGCAACTCGAAATTTATCATGGCCTTGATGAGCTTGTCCGGTGTCGGCGGCGCCGCGCTTTGTGCGCTATAGTCATCGGGATTGGTGTGCTCGCGCACGAAATCGCGGCAGAACAGAAAATCGAACGTGCGCGGTTGGCCCACTTGTATATCGGGGAAATCGGTCATCGGATCAGGCGGCGGCCACGGATTGGCATTAAGCGCTGCCGCATAGCCCGGCCGCGTCGCACGATCACCGATGACATCGAAAACAAGCAGCCGGTGGGCGAGCAAAAGATCACTGATTTCGGCAAATTGCGTGCGTGGATAGAGCGGCGACACGCCAAAGCTCGTTTCGACCGTGGCGCATAGGATATTCGAGTGCGCCAGATAGGCCTTGCCGCCGCGCAACACCTCAGGCTCAAAGCCTTCGCAATCAAGCTTGATGTGGTCGGCTAGCGGCAATGTGCCGCCGGCAAACAGGGAGTCGAGGCGGCAAATGTTCACGCGGCGCGCGCCCAGCGCGATTCCGTTCTGCTGTCCCGTCCGCGTCCGGTCGGTGTGATAGAACGAGCTACTAAAGGTTTCGGCGCCGACGTAGAAGTCGCGCTGTCCATCCTCGTTGCCCAGCGCCAAGGCGTAATATGTCGCCTGCCCGTGCCCGTGGTGGGGCGCGGCGTTGAGGCGGTCGATAACTTCGTGAATGGCATCGAAGCCATGAACGCGGGCATATTCGCCAAGATGCTGCCAACGCGGGTGTTCGCCACCCTGCACGCCCACATCAATGATGACAAAGGGCTCGCGCAGAAATTTGTTGGTGACGACCCAACGCGTAAACGATGGTTGTTGGTGGTCGTACAATTCCATTCAAGTCATGCCGCCTTCACCGTGATGTCAACCTCGACGACCATGGCGTCGCCGCTCTTGGCCTGCCATAGCTGCTCGACCTGCTCGTCGGTGACGTTGCCCATCAGCACCATGCGATGCGCGGCGATGAGCCAATTCACCAAGGCGCCGCGGCGCGACGGCGACACCGTGCGCACGTTGATGCCGCTCATGTCAACGACGGCCCAGCCGTGCGCGGCAGTCATGCGGCGGACTCCTTCCCGGCCCGGCAGGAACAGGTGGGGAACATTCCCCGGGATTTTCCCGGGACTTTTGCCCAAACGTTCCCGTTTTTTCTCGCGGGAAACCGTCTATCGTGGCGGCGACCCGGCGACGGTGCTATGCCCCTTCCTGTTGTTTTTCAAGAGGATTTGGCATAATTCCCGCTGGCGCTGCGATTGTGCGCTTAAGCCATGCGGGATTCCAGCTGGCGCCTGCGCTATAACGGGCCCGCAACGAGGCTCGAATCCATTGACGATCCAAGATTCCGCCGATCAGGG